AACTTCGTATGATGTGTCATCTGCCTCAAGGACAATTGCGTTTGCTCCGTTAGAGTGACCTGATGGGGCGACGATAACATTTTGCTTAGTGGCTGAGCCAAGTACAGTTGAGAAAAATACATCCGTACTTACGACTGCTGTTCCATCGAACATTCCGCTGAGTGAAACTGTTCCGTCTTGCAAGCCAACAATATATTCTTTAGCACTTGAGCCAAAGGCTGAAACTTCAGATGTCTCAACTGTGCTTGTTGCGCTTACATCATTAAAGTAAGTAGAAAAATCAAATTCATTGATAAAAACATTTACATTTTTACCATGTGCGAATGTAGGCATTATTCAGTCTCCTCAACTGGGCGTTGGTGTGGAGTTCCATCCTGAAGGAATCCATCGCCATCGCCATCTTTAGCATCAGGGTCAAAACCCTCTGCTTCGACAATAGGCTCAACTGGAGCCTCGACAATTGGTTCTTCTTTGACAGGCTCAACTACGGGTTCTTCAATTTTTGCTTTAGCAGGTTTGTTGGCATCTTCAATTGCGCCAACTTCAGTAAGCCACTTAATAGATGCGGCTGGTAAATCTTCGACAACATCGCCTTCTTCGGCGCGTTTATTGGGTGGGTAATCGATACCCTGTAGAACTCGATAGCGAGCCATTCTTACCTCCTATGACGGCACTTGGGTAGCCCAAGTCACCGTCTGAGGTCACAAGGACACGGAGGTAAGACGACCAACTGGGGCGACTAGCGCACATTGCTCATAGTGTATCGCATCGAAAATTTAGATAGTGCGTCGGATTCTTTCTTCTTGAATCATATTGAGAGTGAGGAAATAACCGATTCCATCAACGACTGTATCGGGCTTGGTTTGATTGACTTCGCGGGCAATCTTCATGCCCACCATGCAGAGGCTTACTTGCTCTGCTGAGACCTCACAGCCGAGGATTACAGACCATATCTGCGCTGCCCTAGTGAAGTTATCCAAGGGATGTCCATAGGCGTCCTGACGCTCTCCTGAGACCAACTCAGCGGCATACATGGCGATGTCTCTAGGGTCGTTCATAACAACTGGATGTCCGACACTCCCTGACTGCTCACTAGGAATGTTAGAACTCCCACATCGGCAATCTCCCCCGTCGATTGTCTCCACCAAACGCTTCCCCCGTCGAGGGCTGGTGCTTGTAGCCATTTGACTCCTCCCCAATCCGCTAGTTTGAATGAATGATAGTGACCAGTCACCAAGATGTCACAGTCGCCAATTTTCTGACGCCCTAGTGTTTGGTCAGCAATCCACCTACGCAACTTACCTTCAACTCCCTGTCCCGAGCGAGCAAGGTGTCCGTGGGTGATTCCAATAATTTGTCCGTGAACTTCAAGAGTCAGACTCAACTCATCGGTTGGGATTGCAAACTTAATATGACCGTAGGCTTCGGGGTTTGCTTGGAAGATTTCAGCAACGGACTCAACCAAGGCAACATCATCATTATCGCCAAGTGTCGTGAACGACTTTCCGTTCTTACGGTTTTCTCCATGGTTTCCACCTATCGCTGCGACGGTAATCGATGGAACAACTCGAGACCAACGGATAAGAGCATCTCTCAACAGGCGACGAGCAATCTTTACTTGGTCACGCCTATCCACTTCAACTGTAAAAGTTTGAATGTCGTAGTGACCATCGCATCCTTCAACTAAATCACCAAGGCATAGAACCGTGATGGAATCTATGGGGCGACCTAACTTCTTTAATTCTTTTAATCTGAACTCAACATCATCGATTGCTTGAAGCCAGCGACCCACTAAACCTTTGAGACCATCGCCATCTCGTTTTCCCACTTGCCAGTCAGAGGCACAAACAACAAGACTTGCCCCGCCCTCAATTTCTTTTCTTTCGCGAGGTTTGTGTTTTTTGATTTCCGCAATCAGAGATTCAATGTCGGCAGTTTCTTGCCTTCCCTTGCGAACTACTTTGCCTTTCCATTGGCGATTGAGAATTCCTAAAGTATCGCCCCACACATTGAAAAGAACTGGTTCTACAACCGCGAAGTGTTCAGGGTCTAAGCCCCACATTCTTAATACTCCCGACCAATCGGGATGAGACTCACCCTCAACTGGAGGTGTAGTTATTGTGCCTTCGTCGCCCATCCATGTAACTCCAGGCGTCCATTCGGCTTGTCTTTGTCGTGGCTCAGTTTTTTGGACTGAGGCAATCTCTGTCGTTTTAAGGAGATTGTCTAAAGCATCATCAAGATTCAATTGGACACTTACATCCGTCTTTACCGAATAGCCTTCTACGATGTCTACGCATAACATCAGAGCCTACCGCAATGTTAAATGTTGCTAACAATTCAACTAAGCGAGCCGAGTTAATCTTTTCATTCAACAATGCTTGTTTGAATTTAGTTCGCGCTGGTTCGGGCAAGTCATTTGTAATCCTTCTTACCGAACAGCCGTCTTGAACCTTCCACAAACCAACTAATTCATCGAGAGCGGATACGAACTCATCCTGATTTATTTTTGGATTTACAACGGGGACAGCGGATACTCCACGGGCGCGTTGCGCTTTCGAAGAGGAGCCTGTCGCATTTCCAGCATCGTTGGAACTCATCGGTTGTTGCGTTTCTGCCATACGGGTCTACCACTCTCTCTTGTGGAGCCTGAGACTCCTCGTTTACATTCTCACTAAGCATCGGAAATTCACCGAAATTAGTGGTCGGTACTTCGGGTCTACTCCTAACTGATTTACCGAACCCATAGGTTCAATACGCATAATATGCACCCCTGAGATTGTAGTTTCAAGCACCGACGCGAGTAAAATTCTAATCGTGTCGGCTTTGTCTCTAGCCGTTGGGTAATCTTCGCGCCCTGCTCGGCAGATAATTTGAATCATTGGGTAATCAATACGAATACCACCAGCGCCCATTGTGAAGGCTGGTGAACTGCCTGAGTTCTCATAGACAGCAACACACGCATCAGGGGACTCAGGCAAAGTACCAAGAAAAATAGATGTGCCTAAAGTGCCGTGGCTATTGGTCACAAGATAATCGCCGATTGATTCAAGAATGGTTGCCATTAGGTACTCCTACTTTTTAGAATGTGGATTATTCTACGCGAGATGTTATTTTGGATTTCAGCAAGAGATTCCATGAATGGTTGCTCAAGGTATTTAGCCTGTGTTGGTGGATTATGGTAGTTCCCAATAATCTCATGGACATAAAGGGCATAAGGCGCTGCTGGACCACCATAAAAGATGTCTACATAAATGCCTTGACCTGAGCCTTGAGGAGCGCTAACTCCACCTGAACCACGAAGAACTCCCGTATCAACAGGGACAAGTATTTGTGACTTAGCGAAGATGTTGTTGGCTTCTTCCCAAATTGCTTGGGCAACTGCCTTGGGAGCATTTTGTTGAGCCGAGCGGAGAACGGCTTGCAACTCGACATCACCCGTGAGGGTGAATGTGTACCTGTTTGCCATGACTACCGCCCAAATCGAATGACGGTGTGATGCGCTCCGTTTTCATCTGCGATGTTATCTACTGCGTTTACCGTAAAAGTGTCCGCCCCGACGACCATTTTATGAGAAACAGTAATTGTTGTTGCTGGTCCTTTTGTAACAAAGCGTCCGATGTCTATAACTTCAGTTCCTTGAACATCTTTAGATTTAACTGTGTCGTAGATAAGGCGACCAACAACGGTGGTATCACCGCTAAAAGTTGGTTTATTATATTTATCAACTGAAGTCTTGGCTGTAAAAACAACCGAATCAGTCATGAACTCAGCAACTTTGGAGTAAATAGCGTCAGCCATGATTACTCCTACTCAGGAACGCGTTGGTCGTAGATGTTGTTTGGGTTGTCGTGGACACCAGCATAGAAATCTGTGTTGTAATCCTGAATACTTCTATCATTAGTTGAGAGCAAACTGTTGGCATTAGCCGTCATTGTTGGAGGCGCCTTACGCATCTTACGGTCAAGGAATGAGTTGGCAAGGTCTTGGTATTGCTTGCTCTTTGCTGTGTAGGACTCAGAAACAGAGATGTCTCCGACGCTCTTTGAGGTGCTATCTGCTAAACGGCTAAATCGTGAGATTAGAGTCTCACACGCGGCGCGACAGATTTCATAAACATTTGTTCCCCACTCGGTAATGAGATAATCCAACTCTTCATCAGAAAACAACGCATCAGTTGTGACTGTATCGTTAATGAGAAAGCGCACCTTATTGCGGGTGCTAGTGGTTGGGTCTCCCGAGTAGGTAAAAGTCATTACATTCCACCGAGCATGAAATTGATAGTACGAACGCTGTCATCAGTTGCCACAGCAACCAATGTGGCATAGGTAGAAGCAGCGGTAGCCGTAGTCAAATAATCATTCAACTCAGTATCTACATCCGTTGCAAGGTTGAGGATGTCTGTGTGAACAGCAGGATTATCACCTGCTGTTGGGTACCTTAAACCTTTGGCTGTTGTACCTGCCATGATTTACCCCTGCTCTATTTCAAGCCATGAAAGAGTTTCTTCATCCCATTTATACACAGTTGTCAAAAAGTCATTTGGCATTGGAGTTGGAGAATCCCAAAATGAGCCAGTACGAATCCAAGACGGAAAAGGTTGAGGATGAACAAAAATATCTTCTTCGGCATTATAAGTAAATCCAATACCAGCAAAAACTCCACGAATATTATTGTTATAACTTGTTTTAACCCAAGTACCACCAAGGTTATCAATTAGCCATTGATAGCCTTCGTCACCATTTGGGTCATTATTATCCGTTACCAAAACACGAATTACAATATTATTTTCATCTATTTCTGCCCAATGTGCCATTATGCAGGATACCTCACAATCACAATTCCTGAACCGCCTGATGGCGCAGTAGGGCTAGTGCTTAGACTTCGAATAGTTCCGCCACCGCCACCACCTGTATTTGTTCCACCACTTGTACCTGCTTGCGAACCCCCAGAGCCACTAATAGAAGCATCTCCATTACCGCCTCCGCCTGAACCACCTAGACCATCACCACCAGCGGTAATATTGCTACCAGGAGCGGATTCTGTACAAGTTCCACCGCCTCCGCCACCATAATAAGAATTATTTAGCCATTGATAGCCAACACCGCCTCTTGGTGCTGTAATATTATTTCCTACTCCATTATAAGCGGAAGAGTAAGCAGCAGGTGCAGTTCCTAGTGCTTGTCCAGCACCACCACCTGCTCCTGTACCGCTATTTGTATTACCGCTACCTCCATTGCCTCCCTGTGAGCCAGTACCCCCACCTT